ATGAGTATGGAACACGTTGGAGTCCAGTGGTTAGAACCCACGATACAAATTGGTAAAAGTCTAAATAAATTCAATTAAATCATTATCATTTTTTATCCAACAGTTTGAACATAGTATTAAAGAATTGTTTATAAGTTGAATTATTTCTTTACGACTTTCATCATTTACACCAACTCTTTTTGTTATCTTTCGTATTTCAGCATCGTGAGGATAAAATTTTAAACACACTGTTTCGCTTTCGCCACAGTGTTTACATGACTTATCTGCAAGGAATTCGTTAAGTAAAACAATTCTCTTGCGATAGTTTCTACGAGCTACCTTTTTAATAGTATCTTTATATTTTTCGTAATGTTTATTTGACATGAGTTTATTTATAAGTAACAACACTTATAAAAATGACTTTTTGGAAACTGGTTTTTTATAAATATAAACGAAGATTAAAAAAAACACTCTAAGATAAAGGAGTAAGAGACATGGCATTTTTAGTAAGCCCTGGCGTTCAAGTCAGAGAGATAGACCTTACAAATGTTATCCCAGCAGTATCCACCTCAATAGGTGCGATTGCAGGGCCATTTGAAAAAGGGCCAGTTTCTTCTGTAACTACAATTAGTACAGAGGAACAACTGGTACAATTATTTGGTAAACCAAATTCAAGTAATTTTGAGTTTTTCTTTACAGCTGCAAACTTTTTACAGTATTCTGATGCGCTTCGTATAGTTCGTGCAGAATCAGGAATATTAAACGCAGGTGCAAACAGTGGTATACTTATTCGTGATGATGATCATTACGAAGCAAGTTTTGCTGGTGGTGAAGGTTCTCATGGTGAGTGGGCCGCAAGGTCTGCTGGAACACATGGTAACTCACTTGGTGTAGATATTTGCCCAGGCAAAAGAGCATTCAAACAACCACTTGGAACACTTAACCTAGTAAATGGTGCTGGTGCAGTTGGTGATTTATCAATTACAGTTGATGATCAAGATGAAACTAATGCAGCAATCATTGTTGGTGATATCATTTCATTCCAAACAAACAACTCAGTTACAGCAGTTGTTGATGGTGCGATCACTACTGCAACTAAAAACCTTACGGTTAATGGTAACTCTGGTACAGCTGCAGTTGGACAACGAGTAATCGGTGCAGGCATTTCTGATGGTGGTGAGGTTGTTAAAATTGCAACAGTCACTTCACAGACTGCGCTTATTCTTGATAAAGCAATTATAGTTGCAGATGATGTGGTACTTGCACTTACAACAGATGCAAACGTAGAGTCTAAAAATCAAGAATACGAAGTAACATCACTATCCAGTGAAACTTTAACAATTCGTTTGTTAGATGATCCTTCTGGAGCTGGACTTCAGACAATTATTCCTGATAACTCATACATCACACGCCGATGGCGTTTCAGTGACCTTTTTGATGCTGCGCCAGGCACATCTGCTTGGTCAACTGCAAATGGTCGTGGTGAGGAAGATGAACTTCACGTTGCAGTATACGACAAAACTGGTGATATCACTGGTTACGATGTTGATGTTGCAGGACAACGGTTAAATTCAGTTGTTGAAGTTTTCCCTGCTATGTCAAAGAATACAGCTGCAAAATCTCCACAAGGAGATAGCATCTATTATCCAAATGTTATTTTCCGTAAGTCTACTTTTATTTACTGGACAGATCATATTACTGCTGGTAGTAATTGGGGTACAGATTTTGCTTCAGGAACAGACTTTACATTAGTAAGTGGGGTTACTGTTGATACATTAACTGGTGGAACAGATGATTATTCTGTTACTGCTGGTGAACTGGAACTTGCATACGATAAGTTTGAGGACACAGAAAATCTTGACATTAACTTAGTATTAGGTGGGCCAAGTTCTGGTGTTGCTGATACTGTTCTTGGACATGATACACATGTAACAATGATTACAGACCTTTGCGAAACTCGTAAAGATTGTGTAGGATTTGTTTCTCCGTATCGTAGTGCAACAGTTGGTGGTACAAGTAATGTAACTATGACCAAGAATGTTAAAGATGCGTTTGATACTTGCCCATCTTCATCTTACATGGTATTCGATAGTGGATACAAATACATGTATGACAAGTACAATGATGTTTATCGGTATGTGCCACTGAATGGTGATACAGCTGGTCTTTGTGCAAACACAGATAATGTTGCTGATCCTTGGTTCTCACCTGCTGGTTATAATCGCGGTATTATAAGAGGTGCAATTAAACTTTCTTATAATCCACAGAAACCAGATAGAGATATTCTTTACAAAGCTCGGGTTAATCCAGTAGTTAATTTTCCCGGCATTGGCGTAACACTCTTTGGTGATAAGACTGCTCTTTCTAAACCAAGTGCATTTGACCGTATTAACGTGCGCCGACTGTTCCTTGTTCTTGAAAAAGCAATCGCAACCGCTGCTAAATATCAACTCTTTGAATTCAACGATGAATTTACAAGGGCGCAATTTAGAAACCAAGTTGAACCTTTCTTACGAGATATTCAAGGTCGAAGAGGCATCACTGATTTTTCAGTAAAATGTGATGCAGCAAATAACACTGGTGAAGTTATTGACCGAAACGAGTTTGTTGGAGATATTTACATCAAACCTGCTCGTTCAATAAACTTTATCTCATTAAACTTTATTGCGGTACGAACTGGTGTATCGTTTAGCGAGGTAGGGGGATAAGACATGGCTACTATTAACGACTTTAAAGCAAACTTAATCGGTGGTGGCGCAAGAGCCAATCAGTTCAGAGTGACTATTACGCCTCCGCCCGGCATCGCAATTGGTCTTGATGTTCGTAGAACATCTTTCATGTGTAAAGGAACTAATCTTCCTGCACAAGAATTGACCCCAATCGAAGTTCCCTTTCGTGGCAGAAAAATTTATATTGCTGGAGATAGGGAATTTGGTGAAACTTGGACGACTACATTCATTAACGATACGGACTTTATGATTCGTAACGCAATGGAAAGGTGGTCTAATGGAATCAACGACTTAGCATTAAACACTGGTGTTATTGACCCTGCTGATTATCAGACAGATTTGACTGTTGAACAATTGGATCGTGACGATACAATTCTGAAAACATATATCTTTAGAAGTGCATGGCCAGTAAGTATTACTGCAATTGAACTATCTTCAGAATCAGCTGATGCTCTTGAAGAGTTTGAATGTACGTGGAGATATCAACACTTCGAAGCTTCAGGCGTCAACTTTTAGTCCTACTAAATAGTTATAACTAGTAGGAGATATTATGGCTGAGTTATTTGGTTTCAAGATTGAAAGATCATCTAAGGATTCGGGTGGGGAAGCAACCTTCTCCACCCCAACTTCCGATGACGGTACTATTGACGTTGCCGGTGGTGGTTTTTTTGGACAAGTTTTAGACACAGATGGTAGAGAACGAACCGATTTAGATTTAATTCGGCGGTATCGTGATATTGCACAGCAAGCAGAATGTGATACTGCAATAGAAGATATAATTAATGAAGGTATCGTTGCAAATCAAAACGATGTAGCAGTAGAAATTACTTTAGATCGTTTACCCTATCCAGAAAAAATTAAAAGAAAAATCCGTACAGAATTTCATGAAGTTCTGCGGCTTCTTAGTTTTGAACAAAAAGGTCATGACATCTTTCGCAGATGGTATGTAGATGGTCGTTGTTTTTATCACAAAATAATTGATAGCAAAAACCCTAGAAAGGGTATCACTGAATTAAGATATATTGATCCTACTAAAATTAAAAAAGTAAGAGAAGTTAAAAAAGGTATAGACAAAAAAACTTCAATACAGATGACTGAAAAGGTTGAAGAGTATTATATCTATAATGAAAAGGGACTTGCTTCTGCTGGAACTTCTGGAAGCAATCAAGGATTAAAGATTTCTTTAGATTCAATTACATATTGCCCATCTGGATTGATTGATGGCAATACTGGTCGAGTTCTTTCATATTTACACAAAGCAATTAAACCTGTTAACCAACTTAGAATGATTGAAGATGCACTAGTTATCTATCGCATCTCTCGCGCACCTGAACGTAGAATTTTCTACATTGATGTGGGTAATCTGCCTAAGGTGAAAGCAGAACAATATCTGAAAGACGTAATGAATCGTTATCGTAACAAGTTAGTGTATGATGCATCTACTGGTGAAATCAGAGATGACCGAAATCATATGTCTATGCTTGAAGATTTTTGGCTTCCACGGAGAGAAGGTGGTCGAGGTACAGAGATTACAACTTTGCCTGGCGGCTCTAATCTAGGAGAGATTGATGACATTCAATATTTTCAAAAGAAACTTTACAAGTCTTTAAATGTTCCAATCTCTCGTATGGATTCTGATGCTGGTTTTTCTTTAGGTAGAGCATCAGAGATAACAAGAGATGAATTAAAATTTACTAAGTTTGTACAACGTATTCGTAAGAAGTTTGTTCCTTTATTTACAGACATTCTTAAATCACAACTTTTATTGAAAGGTGTGATTGCACCAGAAGATTGGCCATCAATTCAAGAACATCTTCAATATGACTTCTTACAAGACGGTCATTTTGCAGAGTTGAAAGATGCAGAACTTCTTAATGACAGACTTTCAGCACTTGATTCAATTCAAGGATATATTGGTACTTTCTTTAGTAAAGAATATGTATTAAAGAAAGTCTTGCGTATGAATGATGCAGAAATTGCTGATATGAATGTGCAAATTAAAAAGGAACTTTCTGTCGATCCTATGGACGGTGGTATTACTATTCCTGATGGTGGTGATGGAATTACTCGTTACCCACAAGATAGTGGTGGAAACATAGTAACACCAGAAGAAATGCCCGATTACGAAGAACCCGAAAAGGAAGGAGATAAATAATGAGTAAAGAATTTGTAGATGCATTGGCATCAGAAAATAACCTAGAAGCAGAAACAGTTTTTAAAACTGCAATGGCAGCAAAAATTGGAGATGCACTAGAAACTAAACGGTCAGAAGTTGCAAAGACATTTGTGCAACAAGCAAAAGACGAAGCAGCTGAAGAAGAAGTAGGCAATGACTAAGAAATTTGAAGGGGTATATTCATCTGTTGTTGAAAAGGATGAACATAAGAAATCCAAAGCATATAAGAAACTTTCTCCAAAAATGAAAGGTGCTGTTGACCAGATTTTTAAGAAAATGGATTCTAAACCTTCGGATTTCCTAAATACTTTTGACAAAACTATTAAAGACGTTTCCAAAAGTTTTAAAGTTCAAGAAAAAGAACTTATGAACTATTTTGAAAAAGAAATGTTATCAATCTAGGAGTGAATAATGGCATTTGCAACACAAACATTAGTAGATTCAGATTTTGAATTAGTTACTAAAACCACTATTTCTGGAACAAACGGAACTGCAACAAAAATTATAGATGTATCCGAAATAGCAGGAGCTGCAACTGATCCTAGAGTGTCTATTGTTGCTATTAATTGGACAGTTAGTTCTATACTAGAAATTGAGTGGGATGCTACATCAAATGTTACTTGTATGTCATTAAACGCAAACGGCAGTTATAATGGTGGTGGTCAAACATTACCTACTTTAGCAAACAATGCTGGTTCTGGGATTACAGGAGACATTTTCTTTGAAAATGATGCAGCTTGTATCGGAACAGTTTGGATGAAAATGAAAAAAGTATCTGGGTTTGATAACATCACATAGAGGATAGGAGTATGAGTACAGTTAGATTATTTTCAGAAGCAGTAGACCACGATGTAGAATACATCACCGAAGAAAAAGAAGGCGGTGGTAAGAACTACAAAATTCGTGGTATCTTCATGCAGGCTGATATTAAAAATCGTAATGGTCGAGTATACCCTATGGAAGTACTTCAGAACGAAGTATTAAAGTATAACAAGAATTTTATTAAAGAGAAACGTGCATATGGTGAACTAGGACACCCTGATGGCCCAACGGTCAATCTGGAACGTGTATCCCATATGATTACCTCTTTAGAACCAGATGGTAAAAATTTTATTGGTGAGGCAAAAATAATGTCAACCCCTATGGGCGAGATTGTTAAGAGTCTTATGGATGAAGGTGCAAAACTAGGTGTTTCCTCACGGGGAATGGGTAGTTTAGACCAAAAAGGCGGTGCAAGTTATGTTCGGGATGATTTTTATCTCGCAACTGCTGCTGATAT